CGTAAACGGAAACGACGCAACGCCGAAGGAGTATGTAGAAACTCGTCTCCTTGAAATGGGTGCGTATATCGACTTCAGTATAGACCCGTCCACCTACAAAATGACGCTTCAGTTGAAAAACGAAAGCGGAAATGTCTTGAGTCAAGGCGTAGTAGACCTCCCTCTCGAAAGTATGATTCTCGGAGCGAAGTATGCAAACGGAGTCTTAACGCTCAATATCAAAACCGCCGACGGCTCGATGAACAACACGACGATTGATGTAAACATCTCCGACCTTATCAGCGGACTCGTCAGCGAGGACGCCTTCAATGAAGAGGTGGATAGACTCGACGGAAGAATCGACAATGCAAACATCGACCACGAGGCTTTGGTTAACGAAGTTGCCCAAAAGGAAATCTACGCCCACGCAGCGTTCCACTCGGAAGAGGCGGAAACGGCGAGGAACTACACCAAAGGCGGTAAGATTGACAAGAAGTTCCGAGAGGTAGAGTCTCTCGGTGGCGTGGGATTATCGCTCTCTATGGATAGCGATTATAAACTCACCGTCAAACTCTTGAATAAAAAGGGCGAGGTAGTAAGTTCCGGAATGGTAGACCTTCCTATCGAAAGTCTTATCACGAAGGCTTCTTATAGCAATAAAATCCTCACGCTTACCTTCCAAAGCGGAGACACCTTGAAGGTAGACATCTCTTCCATTATCACGGGACTTGTATCGGAGTCTCGCACCATAAACGGACACGCTTTGACGGCGGACATCGTTCTTACGGCTTCCGATGTCGGCGCATACGGGAAAACCGAGACCTACAACAAGACGGAAATGTCGAACCTTCTCGGCTCGGCAAAGCAGGAACTCCTCGTTGCTATTGAGGAACACCAAGTGGTCGGTTACGCCTTCTCTTCGTCCGAGGCTGAAAAAGCAAGCGGATATATCAAGGGCGGACAAATCGACAAAGCAATTATCGGACTCGACAAGAGACTTAAGGCTCTTGGAGGCTAAAATCATTATTTAGGAGGAACAACAAAATGTTGTTAGAAAAAACCAAAATCTATGGCGTAGACGGCGTTGGGCAATCGAGTCCTACGCTGACGAGAACCGATAGTGCGGTCGGTCTCGGCTACACTATCAACGCAAGCACGATTGATAGCGACTTCGACAGTTGCTACCCTTGGTGCGAAATGAAAGAAGTTACCGATGACCTCGGAAATGTTTTCATTAGAATCCCCAAGTTCTATACGAAAATCACGAAGAACGCCAACGGAACTTTCAAACATCAAATCTCCGGGTGTCGTTACGACGGCTTCGGTACGCTCTTTGTCGACGGCAAGGGCAACGAACTCGACTATATTCTCGTGGGTAAATACGAGGGTAGTTACGATTCCACCAACGCTCGAATGATGTCGAAGAGTGGTCAAACCGTCAAAGTAAGTATCACGCTTCCGAACTACCGCAAGGCTTGTATGGCAGTTGGCGAAGGCTATCAGCAGTACGACTTCCTTATCGACGCTATCATCAAGGAACTCTTTATGATTGAGTTTGCAACGACTCATTCGCAAAGCATTATGACCGGCTTCACGAGTGGCGACAATACCGCCGCCCTCATCACGGGACACACCGACAAGGTCGCAACGGCTTCCGGCTCGTACAATAACAACCACGACCTCGAAACTGACCCTTGGGTTGATGCAACCTGCAACACCGACGGCGTTCACGCTTGCAAGTATAGAGGAATCGAGAACCCTTGGGGAAATGTATGGAAGTGGTGCGACGGTATCAACTTCGATAAAGAGAAGATTTATCTTTGCGAATCTCCTACGGAGTACGAGTCGGATAAATACGAATCCCCGTACACCTATGTGGGCGATAGATTGATGACGGGCGGATATGTGACCAAAATCACTCCGTTCGCCAAGAATCCGCTTCTTGGCTTCGTGACGGCAACCGGTGGCGGTTCTACCACCTACTACGCCGACAATTACTATGTTGCCGAAACCGGCACCGTGCTGCTTTGCGGTGGGCGTTGGGACAGCGGTGGCAATGCCGGTTTGTGGAGTTGGCTTGGTTACAGTTCTTCGTCCAGCGCTTACTCGGACATTGGCGGTCGCCTTTGCTATAAACCTCTTTAAGAGAGGGATTATAAGGGAGACACTTCTCCCTTGGATATAAAACTTTATAGGGTCGTGCGTGCAGCCCGTGCTGAATTGCGGTGGGAATTGGAACAACGGTGACAATGCCGGTTTGTGGAATTGGAATGGTAACAATTCTTCGTCCAACGCTAACTCGAACATTGGCGGTCGCATTTTAATCGAATTATTGTGTAGCACGCACAATCCTTGCCTCTTGGCAAAAAACACTTCGTAAAGAGGACGGTTTAGTAGGTTTATTCTCGAAAGACCGTGAGGAGATTAAAAGGATTATGAAAAGAGTTGGTTTCTTATACGAAAAGGCTTGCGATATAAACCTTATCCGATATGCGATAAGAAAAGCGGCGAAAGGAAAGACTCAAAAACACTATATCGCAAAGGTTCTTGCGAACGAGGGGGAGTACGCCTCGAAAATCAAGGAAATGCTTGAGAACCACACCTTGAGGTTGAGTCCGAATCGGCAAATCGTATTGTTCGACCACTCTTGTATGAAGGAGAGAACCATAACAGTACCCAAGTTCTTTCCCGACCAAATCGTACATTGGGTAGTCGTTCTCGTGTTAGAGCCTATCCTCAACAAAGGTATGTATCGGTTTAATTGCGGTAGTATACCCGGAAGAGGTGGCTTGGAAGCGAAGAAATATGTGGAACGATTCTTAAAGGACGAGAAGGTTCGCTATGTGGCGAAGTTGGATATATCGAAGTTCTTTAATAGCGTGAAGCCTCACTATTTAATGGCGATGTTCCGAAGGAAAATCAAGGACGAGAAGTTCTTGGCTCTTATAGAGGCGATTCTTACCAACGGAGGCGATTGCCTTCCTATCGGATATTACACCTCTCAATGGTTCTCGAACTTCTTTCTCGAAGGGTTTGACCACTTCGTGAAGGAGGAATTGAAAATAAAATACTATGTCCGATATGTCGACGATATGGTTTTAGCCGATACGAACAAGCGGAAACTCCGCAAGGCGATAGAGGAAATGAATAAGTATCTCGGCAACATCGGTTTGAAACTCAAAGCGAACTATCAAGTATGGAAGGTACATAGCCGACCGATAGACTTCGTTGGGTTTAGGTTCTACAAAAATAAAACACTCTTGAGGAAGAAAATCTTCTTTCGATTGTGTCGCCGAGTGAGGAAGGTTAAGAAGACCGGGTATATCACGGTTCATCAAGCACAAGGGATATTGTCCTTGCTCGGCTGGCTATCGCATATCAATGGTTGGAAGTTCTATAAGGAACGGATATATCCCTATGTTCCGAAGTGGAAACTCAAACAAATAGTGAGCAATCACGCCAAAAAAAATAAACGGAGGAATTAAAAATGGCAAGAAAGTTCAGCAAAGCCAAGTGGCTTGAATCGGCAAACGAACAAATCGAGAAAGGGGTTCTTTCTCAACGAGAGGTAGACGACGCTCTCGAAATATGGGTAAACGACCTTGACGGCAAAACCGAAGAGGAACTCAAGGCTTCCGGACAAGAAGTCCGTGAAGATTGGCTCGTATGAAAATAACCGTCGAAAACATTTGCTCTATATGCGAGACCGAGGGTTGCGAAGAACCTTGCGAGAAATGGTACGATTGTCTCGAAGGCAAGCCTGTAGACTTCGGTCTCGTTGAGGAGGAAGGAGAGAAAAATGAAAAAATCTAAAGTAGTTATTCTTTTTATCTTGGGTATCGTCATCGGCGCATTGGCAGCCGTCGGAGTTTACTTCTTGACGGTAGGCGAAGTAGCGTGGCAAGAATATATCGAAACGAAGTTGATTCCGAATATCACGCTTGCGTTGTCGGCTATCTCGGCTTTGTGTGTTGCGGCGTTGCCGATTATTGCGAAGGTGGAAACCGCCGTGTCCAAGTTTAAGCAGGCGACGGACGATGTAAACGCTACGGTCGACAACGATAAGACGGTCGTTCAAACTATAGGCGAGTATAGCGCAAAACTCGACGGACTCGTGACCGAATTGAAGACCTTGAAGACCGATGTCGAGTCTACTATCGCTCCCGTGGCAAAGAAGGTAGAAAACATCGAGAAGGTGGTACATATCGGCTTTTGTAACAACGAGGAACTCGTCAAGAAAGGCTATGCCCACGAAATCGAAAAGGTAGGTGTCGAAGATGAGTCAAGCGAAGAAACCTAACCTTAAGTTGAGGCTCGTCCTCCTTTATATCGGCAGTTTCGTCGTGAGCGTTGCTCCTCTCTTGGTTTGTTTCATCGTAAATTGGGACAAATACGCCGAGACTCCTGCGGACACCGTGAAGTTGTGTATCGGTGGGGTTATCGCTCTCGTGTTTATTTTCCTCAAGGTTATAGGCAAATTGAAAATGCCGAGAAGAATCGTGTTGTTCGGTGTAGTTTTTGTTATGGCATACTTATTACAACCGATAATCAAAGACTTGATGTTGTTAAGCGGTATGGCTCTCGCAGGAGAGTTTTTGGACTTCGTGTGTTTCCAAAGAGCAATTCGTATCACGAAGGAGAATATCCTTATCGGAAAAACCGCCGACGCCACCACGACTCAAGTGGAACAAGTCATAAAGAAATATCTCGGTAGTGGGAGGGTATGATGAACGAAAAAATCAAAGACTTCTTTCAGCGAAACCTCGGTTACTTCATAGTATCTATTGTTTCGATTGTTTACATCGCTACGGCTTTTGTTCAAATCGAGGAAACGGGAAAATCAATCCCTCGCATTATTGCCGACGGCGCTATCGTGTTTCTTCTCGGATTCTTTATCAACCGAGTGTTCGACCTCCAAGGTATTATGAACGGCGAGAGGGACGAGCGATTCCAAGCCTCGATGAACCTACACGGGGAGACGGTTGTAAAAATCTCGCCCTTCATCGACAAACTTGACGAGTGGTGCAAGATTAAAAACGACGAGAATCTCCGTGTGCAGCGGACTCGAATCCTTGCCACCGAAGGCTTGAAGTATAGCGACTACTTCAACGAAGACGGCTCGGCAAAGGACATCGTGGTGGACGAGAAGAAGTTGGCAAACAAACTTCTCCGTAAGACCGAAAAGAAACGAATCCATTGCTTCAACAAAGCGTTACACCTAAAACTTACGCCTATCTCCGCAGGAGAGTTGGCAAGCGAAGGAACGAAGATAAGCGACCCGTACAACTTCGGTCGAACCAAAGAGCAATACGAAAAGCAAGCGAGCATATCGGACATTGTGTCGAAAATCATAATCGCCGTTATTTTCGGTTATTATGGCGTTTCTCTTATCAAGGAGTTCAGTTATGCGAACCTCATTTGGAACGGCTTGCAAGTGGCGTTATTCTTCCTTGTGGGCGTGATTAAGATGTATAACTCTTACATCTTCATCACGGACGAGTATCGAGGTCGAATCGTCAAGAAGGTCAATAACCTTGAAATGTTCTACAACTATATCGAATCTCTTCCGAAGGAGGAGTTGGTCGTTCCGACCACAACGGAACAAAATGACACGGAGGTCAAAGACAATGGTTAATGGATATTCTATCAACTCGATAAACAACAAGAGTCCTTTGTGGAAGCAGTTGGGATATTCGTCCGAAGCGGAATGGCGACAAGCAACGGGCGGTGGAAGCCTTGCAGGGTACACCAACCCTACCTTGAAACCGACTACGCCCTCGCTCCCCACCGGACCGAGCGTACAAATGCCGAACTTATCGAACTATTTTAACGGTAGTGTAGTCGGTGTTGGCGGAAGTATCGGAAAAGGCAACGGAAACGGAGGGGTTACCGATGAAGGTGTTATAATCGGCAATCCGAGCGTGAATAATTCTACTTTCAATAAAACGAGTTACGGCGGTTCGTCGTCCGAAAAGGAAGAAGAAAGCACCTCTACGCCTACTCAAACGAAACCTACTGTGGACTTGGAGGCGAGTGCAAGCGGCAGTAAACCCGTGGAGTCGGAATCTACGGAAAGCGGTGGCTCGGCAACGGGGACGGGTTCGTATTCCTATAACAACGAAGCAAGGTTTCTTGAGTGGTACAAAAGGAACTACGGGGTCGATTATGACCCTGCGGTGGGATTGCAACGCCCGGAGGGAATGGACGACGGAGT